CAATTAGCAAATGTAACACTGGAAACCGATATAACTTTAGCAAATGAACAAATACTCGTTTACGATGGATCAAACTGGACGAACCAAAATTTAAATCATACATTTTTACGTGTTAAAGCTGAAGAAGCTATTCAAAAAGGTAACGTCGTGTATGTAACTTCTTCAACGGGTAATAACACGTTTAATGTTAGAAAAGCAAACGCTACTGATAGTTTAACCATGCCTGCTATAGGCGTAGCTTATGAAAACTTAGCCGTAAATGGTGAAGGTTTAATTGTTTCATTTGGGCGTGCAGATGGTATGTTACTCGACGGGTTTGTTGAAGGTGAAACTGTATATGTAAGTAATGTTGGTGATGGTTTGGTTTCAAATGTTAAACCACTTGCATCAACCGATCTCATACAAAATGTTGGTATAGTTATTAAACCACATGCATCTTCCGGTATTATTTCCGTCACGGGTGTTGGTCGTTCGAATGATATTCCGAACGCAGAGGAAGTTTATGCACAGCCAACTTACGTTTACGTGAATAGCACAGGTAATGAACTCAAAAAAATAGACCCTACAATTCTAAATGCAAATAACCAAACTTTGGATATGGTTACGTCGTGGAGTAACTCAACACAAAATACCATACAATCAACACACGCAACAACCGGTTTCATATCATCGGGTAACGTTCACGTTGGAAGTAATATTTTCATTTCTGGTTTAACGGATCCAACAAACAATTATCTAACAATGGCTGATAAAACTACAGGTGATCTTATTAAATCACCTGCATATGTAACAGCAGGTGGTAAATATGTTATAGATGCAGCAGAAGCCGAATTTACTGGTAATTTAACGTTTACTGGTAACGCAACAACTTTTTCATCAAATAATGTTGTTATACAAGATAGAATTTTTGGTTTGGGTGCAAATAATGCAGTTCATAACCTCGATATGGGTATTTTGATGGAACACAAAGATGATGGTGATTATGCCAATGTTGCTTTAATTTACCATGCAGATGAACATAGGTTTTCGTTAGGGTATACACAAAATACATTTACAGATGATCATATTTTGCATTACCAAGACCCTGACCATGTAATTACCTTTGATATACTAGGTAATACATTAGTTCAAAATAACTTAACTGTGGTACACGGTGATTTGACGGCAATTACTTTGAATGGTAATGTTGTTGGAGACACTGCAAATGTCATTACTTTGAATGGTAATGTTGTTGGAGATACTGCAAATGTCATTACTTTGAATGGTAATGTTGTTGGGAATACTGCAAATGTCATTATTTTGAATGGTAATGTTGTTGGAGACACTGCAAATGTCATTACTTTGAATGGTAATGTTGTTGGAAATACTGCAAATGTCATTACTTTGAATGGTAATGTTGTTGGAAATACTGCAAATGTCATTACTTTGAATGGTAATGTTGTTGGAGACACTGCAAATGTCATTACTTTGAATGGTAATGTTGTTGGAGACACTGCAAATGTGATTACTTTGAATGGTAATGTTGTTGGAAATACTGCAAATGTGATTACTTTGAATGGTAATGTTGTTGGAAATACTGCAAATGTGATTACTTTGAATGGTAATGTTGTTGGAGACACTGCAAATGTCATTACTTTGAATGGTAACGTCTTTGGGAATAATGTAGACGTAATTACTTTAACGGGTAATGTTGTTGGAGACACTGCAAATGTGATTACTTTGAATGGTAATGTTGTTGGGAATACTGCAAATGTCATTACTTTGAATGGTAACGTCTTTGGGAATAATGTAGACGTAATTACTTTAACGGGTAATGTTGTTGGAAATACTGCAAATGTCATTACTTTGAATGGTAATGTTGTTGGGAATACTGCAAATGTCATTACTTTGAATGGTAATGTTGTTGGAGACACTGCAAATGTCATTACTTTGAATGGTAATGTTGTTGGAGACACTGCAAATGTCATTACTTTGAATGGTAATGTTGTTGGAGACACTGCAAATGTGATTACTTTGAATGGTAATGTTGTTGGAGACACTGCAAATGTCATTACTTTGAATGGTAACGTCTTTGGGAATAATGTAGACGTAATTACTTTAACGGGTAATGTTGTTGGAGATACTGCAAATGTCATTACTTTGAATGGTAATGTTGTTGGGAATACTGCAAATGTCATTACTTTGAATGGTAACGTCTTTGGGAATAATGTAGACGTAATTACTTTAACGGGTAATGTTGTTGGGAATACTGCAAATGTCATTACTTTGAATGGTAATGTTGTTGGAAATACTGCAAATGTGATTACTTTGAATGGTAATGTTGTTGGAGACACTGCAAATGTGATTACTTTGAATGGTAATGTTGTTGGAAATACTGCAAATGTCATTACTTTGAATGGTAATGTTGTTGGAGATACTGCAAATGTCATTACTTTGAATGGTAATGTTGTTGGAGATACTGCAAATGTCATTACTTTGAATGGTAACGTCTTTGGGAATAATGTAGACGTAATTACTTTAACGGGTAATGTTGTTGGAGACACTGCAAATGTCATTACTTTGAATGGTAATGTTGTTGGGAATACTGCAAATGTCATTACTTTGAATGGTAATGTTGTTGGGAATACTGCAAATGTGATTACTTTGAATGGTAATGTTGTTGGAGATACTGCAAATGTCATTACTTTGAATGGTAATGTTGTTGGAGACACTGCAAATGTGATTACTTTGAATGGTAATGTTGTTGGAGACACTGCAAATGTCATTACTTTGAATGGTAATGTTGTTGGAGACACTGCAAATGTCATTACTTTGAATGGTAATGTTGTTGGAAATACTGCAAATGTCATTACTTTGAATGGTAATGTTGTTGGAAATACTGCAAATGTCATTATTTTGAATGGTAATGTTGTTGGAAATACTGCAAATGTCATTACTTTGAATGGTAACGTTGTCGCTGATAATGTTGTTGCTACGAACATGTATGGAACAATTGCGGGTTCAAATACTATAAGTGCTTCCACTATTTATATAGGTACAGGTACCCCCACACTCGGTGATTATGAATTACGCGTTGAAGGGGATACCGAAATTACGGGTAATTTACTCATAGGTGGTACAACAACAACCGTAAACACCGAAAATCTCGTTGTTAAAGATCCAATTATTCAACTTGGCGATGCATCAGCTTCAGTAGATTCTGGTTTATTACTTGCACGTCCATCTGATACAGATAATGTATACGTAGGGTACGACCAAAATAGAACAGAGTTTGCTATAGGTTTTACCGATAATCACGCAGGTGATTCTGATATAACTATAAAACAAGGTGAAGATTTCACTTTGAATGTATATGGTAACGTTGAGGCAAGTTACTTGTTCGGTAATGGTTCCCAACTTTCGGGTATACAAACGGCAACACCAACGTTAGCGAGTGTTGTCGATGAAGGTAACACAACATCCAACGTCGTCCAGTTTGAAAATACAACAGCCGGTATAAAAATAACTTCAAACATCGCATTCGATGATAAGATTACATTACAATCTTTAACATCAGGCTCCAAAAACGGGTTTTTTGTAGTAGATACAATACAACTCGATCCAAATTACGCATCCCCAACACGAAACGTTCTATCATACGATACGACAACCGGTCAAATTTATGATTCTGGGGGTCAAGGTGGTTCGTCGTTCCAAAACATAACCGAACAAGGTGCAAACGTATTCATTGGTTCAAATTTGATAATAAATACATACGGTTCCAATGTACTCACGGTTGGAGGTAACATTTCCGCGAATAACATTACTCTAGGTGAATTAACCATAGCAGTATCACCGTTTGGTTTAGACGATATTGTAAGTTCAGCATCAGGATCAAATGTAACTTCTAATGTACTTCAAATTGAAGGTATAGAATCAAACGCTATCACAGCAAATACTATATCAGTTTCAGGGAACACAACTTCACAGAATATTAAATTAACCAACACAGACATATCAGCTTCAATAGCTTCGGGTACTATAACAGTCGATGCAAAAGAAAAAACCTATGGAACAGCACCACTCGTCGTCTCTACAACCGACGTTTCGAATCTCGTATTCTCCAATCTCATAACAGGTGCACAGATCGTTATACCTATACTCGCGAGTGGAGGTGACATAAACATTTCATCCGCCATGACAAACGTCAACTTTTATGCCATGACATCCGATATATCAGTCACCCAAGATAAACACGCACTCATGACCCTATCGAATCTTTACGGAAACATTTATATGAATGCAATCGGGTTTTCGTAATTTAAAAAAATAAAACCTTACTATAATATAAAATATGTCTGGAGGTATTGCTCAACTCGTTGCTATAGGCGCACAAGACGCGCACCTCGTCGGTCAGCCCGAAGTTTCATTCTTTAGATCTAACTATAAACGTCACACGAATTTCGCCCAAACTGTTGAAAGACAAGTTATCCAGGGCAACCCAAGTGCCAATGGTATGTCCACCGTCCGCTTCGAAAGAAAGGGGGACATGCTTGGGTATGTCTACGTTGCTAACCGAGCCGGTAACATTACCGATTGGTCTGATCGTATTTCGAAAGTTGAAATCTTAATAGGTGGTCAAGTTATTGACGAACAAGATTATACATTTTCCGCATTACACGCAGAAAGAGTTGTATCCCAAACAGCTTCTAAATCTAAACAGGAACCAGTCATACCAAAAAGTTTTTATCCACTCCGATTTTCGTTCTGTGAAGACGCTCAGTCGGCTTTACCATTGATCGCACTCCAATACCACGATGTTGAATTACGAATTACATGGGGTGGTACCACTACATCCGATGCGGAAGTTTATGCCCAATTCATTCACCTCGATACAGATGAAAGAACGGCCTTGTCTTCCGCACCACAAAATATGCTCATTACTCAAGTTCAAAAAGTCATTCCTTCGAATTCCAAAATACAAGAATTACCATTTAATCACCCAATAAAATACTTAGTTTCCAAAACTTCTACTGATATGGCAGACACTTCAGATAGAACAAAACTCAAACTCCAAATAAACGGTGTAGATGTAGGAGATTATAAAACTGTCGTACCACACTTTGTAGAAACCCCATTCTGGTATCACACAGATTATGGGTATTGTACAGCTCAAAATCATTCCACAATTCTCTTACCATTTTGTCTCAATACAGCTAAGCTCCAACCAACCGGGTCCCTCAACTTCAGTAGACTCGATTCGGCGAGAATCGTTTCCGATAACAAAAACTTCGATGAGACTTTATACGCCGTCAACTACAACGTCCTCCGCATAGAAAACGGTATGGGTGGTTTGATGTATTCCAACTAAACAATTTAATTTAGCCACTTATTATAAATGTTTTGGCAACTCATTTTTTTAACAGCTTTCGTTTTTATAATAACGTATGATCCGAAATCAGGTACTTTGAATCACCTCGTCGACTCTAAACAACAACCAGCTCAAAATGCGGAGTGTAAAGAGGGACACTACCAGGAGATTCAATTTGCTCAACAGGGATACGAGTGCCCCAAAGAAAAACGTGTTCATATGGGTGCGATTATATCAACTTAAAAACATGATTAGTACTTTTAGTATAATATGTTCACGTTCGATAGAGAAACCGGTATAATAGTCGCTGTGATAGTATGTGTAATTGCATCAGTTTACATGTATAAAGAACTCAAAACAGCTAAAAAAGACCTCGAAGAAGTTAAAGGGTTCAACGGAAAACTTACAAGTTTTTTATCCAGACCACCACAAACTCCACAAACTCCACAAACTCCACAAACTCCACAAACTTCACAAACAGTCTCTTTTTGTAAAAAAGAAGACGTAAAAGAAACCCAAGATGAAGAAGAAATTGAAGAAATTAAAGTTAGTGAAGAAGATTCCCTAAAATAATCATCTCGCTCAATTATAACTTGCTAATGAGCAATGAAAAAATACAAAGCTATAGCTATTCCTGTAACGTTTACGGGTGATAAACCAAAGTTTCTCACTGTCCGGGATCGAAGGTTCAAAGATTGGATATTCGTCACCGGAGGGTGTAGGCGAAGAGAAATACCCAACCCCATAAGGACCGCTTTGAGAGAACTTGAAGAAGAAACCAGGGGGGTCGTTTCTCTCAAAAAAGGAGAATACACAGACTATAAGTTTACGGTAAAAGAGAGTCCTGGTGTTGAACTCGAGTATAACGTATTCGTCTTATTTGTAAACTACACAAACCAAGAACAAATCGAACTCGTTCGAAAATTTAACGAAGAAAAACAAAAAACAATTATGAAAAAACTACAAAAACAACCCATCAAGAGAACACACGATGAAAACGATTTTATGAGTTTCGAAACACTCACGGAGTTTAATACGAAAAAACAATGGGATAGAATAGTTAAAAACGTTCTGAATAACCCGGAATTTTACGCGTGTGTGACTTCTCTAAATAGAAAAACCTTTTCTATAAAGTAAATAATGAAGTCGAAAGCTTACATTCTTCATCAGATAAAAGAAATTCTCGTAGATAAACACGGGTATACACCCAAAAGGGCGGAAAAATACGTCGAAAATCACGTAGAAGATAAAGTATATGAACTTCTAGTATTAAAAAAGTCTTTATCAGAACAGGAAGAGTACCCGGAAGTATCGTATAGAAGGTCTATATGGCACCACGAGTACGATGAAGACTAATATAAAAAAATAAATCTAATAGTTGGTAAGTATGTTTAAACAATGGTGTAGAGAACAAGGATTCTCTAACGGAACCAATTTATCACATGTGCTCATGGACGGTGGCGTCCTTTCCGTGCCATTTGATAGATTGAATGATTTTTACGAAAAGTATGTCGAAGCATACAACTCAGGTGAAAAGATATTCGTTGTCGAACAAAAGACAGAAAACTATAACTTTTTCATCGATCTAGACTATAAAGACGAAGATGAAATGACATTTAGTGAAGTCGAAAGTGTATGTAAACTAATATGTGATAAGGTAAAAAAGTTTGGTGGTAAAGAAGCACTCATTTCTGTAGCGGAACCCAAACCCGCAGGGTATCTCATAAAAACGGGTATACACATTAATTGGCCAGATTTCGTCGTTGATAGATCTTCCGCTATCGCTCTAAGACAACATATCATTAATACACTTAATTTAGCCTATGGTTCGAAACAGTGGAATGATATAGTAGACGCTTCCGTATATGGAAGTTCACAAAGAAAAACAAAGGGAAGTGGGTTTAGAATGCCATGGTCACACAAAAAAGGTAAACACGAAGCGTGTTCCGGTCAGGGGTGTACATTATGTAACAATACAGGTAAAGAAGTTCAGGGTGAATACAGACCCATTTTTATTTATAGGTGTGGACCTTTTAGCATGCTAGAAGCGATAGAAGGACACATCGCGAATACCAAAATTATGCACATGGCCACACTTCGTACCGAAAGAACAGACCCAGTCACTATAGAAGGTGCAAGTGTAAAAAAAGAAGGTGAGTTTACAGCTAACCAATTAAAAAATGAGTTCAAAGATCAGGAAGCTCTATTAAACATAGAACAGTTCGTAAGAAAACACCTCGAGGGTCAAAGTATGGCTAATATTACTAAAATATACGAACACAAAAACCAGTTTCTCGTCTCTACGACGTCACACTACTGTGAGAATCTCAAAAGGTCACATAACTCAAACCACGTGTGGTTCAGTATATCTAACGGAAACATATCACAAAAGTGTTTTTGTAACTGTGAAACCATGAAAGGAAGGTTTTACGGGTTCTGTAAAGATTTTACAGGGAGAAGACATGAATTACCACCATCTATACTCAATAAACTCTACAAAGACGGTAAAATAGATAAATACACCGAAAGAAAAACAAAAAAGATAGAAAATACAGGTAATAAAAACCCAGAAGAAGTTAAAACACTTCTCACTACGTTCATAAAAAAACACGTTATCAAAAATAAGGATGTACCCATAACAAATATAGAAAGAAAGAAGGTAAAACTTTTTTCAATATCGAGCTCGTATACTTGCGAAGATTGTCTCACGAGAAACGTACCGTTTCAAATTTTAAACGGTAAAATTGAACAAAAGTGTAAGTGTAGAACGCGCATACATGTTCTCACAGATAAAATACTTACTAAATTATAGAATAATGTTACATGTACTATTATTAATTCTAGTCGTATACGTTACATCTTCTTTAATTAAACCAAAAATGGATACAGATAAAATAAAAAGTCTCGTCAAAGAATCTATAAAGTATTCGGGTATAAACCAGAGTGCTTACAAAGATTTTTTAGTCAATATTAACATGGCTATAGAGTATAACGAGAACGTCGAATCGTCTAAAAAGTTTTTAAATAGAGCAGTAAATAATCTCGACGAAATAAGTCTTAGTTCCGTTGCAGGTGATACAGGTGTACAGGAAGAAATAAACATTTTAACCATTAAACTACTTGCTTATTTCAATGAACTACACACAAGAAACGAAATACAGCGAGTAAAATACTTAAAAGAATTGTCTAATTATAAGTTATAATGAACAAGAGAACGCGTTCAGGTAGATTATCTAAAGTTCCAGAAAGATTAGAACTCTTCGAAGAAGTCGAAGATGATTATAAAGAAGACGAGTACGACTCAGATGTAGATCTCTTAGAAACAGACGACGAGGATTTCTTAGAAGACGACGAAGACGACGAAGACTATGAATATGACTCAGACGCCGACGAAAATGGTAATCTAAAGGATTTTGTAGTAGACGACGATGACGAAGACGACGAAGACGAAGACTATTATGAAGAAGAAAGTGAAAGTGAAAGTGAAAGTGAAAGTGAAAGTGAGTAATAATGAGCTTAAAAAAATAGAATTATCTTTATATAATGGAAGCCGAAGTTGGTACACCTATAGAATATAACGCCAGAGAGTTTGATATGAACCTTAACGATAAAAATGATGAAGAAGAGATAGAAAATAACGAAGATAAAGAATACTATGCACCACCACCTCACCACTATTATCATCAACCACCGCCAGATTTCATGCTACAACAACAAGCACAAACAAAAAAAGCGAAAGACGATATATTTGCAAATTTAGATAAAACGGGGTATATAATAATATTTGTCGCATTTTTGTTAGGGTTTTTCATGGGTAAGACCATGCAACCAGTCATTCTCAGGCCTGGATAGATTTACCTTTTATCCATAAATAATCTGAAGGTGTTTGACGACCTTCAAAATCACCCATAGGACCTTCGAGTGGTTCAGTAAAATAAGCTCTACTGACTATAAGTGGATCTTTGGTATTATCGTTAATTACATCGGATGCTGTAACAAAAACATCATCTAAATCATTGTTATCTGATTTATTTTTTTGATTTTTTCTATACCATCTCAAAAATAAATTAATCAAAATAAGAATGGTGACTATGTTTATTAAAAGTCTATGTGATATAGTCAACATACTTACATTTAGTGTATAAATTTTATTTTACGGTTCGACGTTTTCCTTATTTTCAGAAGTTACCTCATCTTCTTCACCGGTATTACCACCACTCTCTTCGGTAACCTGTCCTTCCGTAGATTTTGCTTCTTCTTCTTCTGCTTTAGCTTTTTCAGTGTCAAACTTTTCCATAGCCTCGACGGAATTAAACCCTCTCTCTTTTGCTTCCTTTTCGCGCACCGCTTTAAATTCCGCTTCGCGTTTCAAACGAACATCTTCCATCTCTTTAGCGACAATTTCATCAGCCTCCTTGACGAGTTCTTCCATTGGTGTATCCGGTTTTTCCTTTTTGAGACGCTCGAGAATTTCAGCTGGGTGACTGATAGGTGATTCATCCGGTTTCGTGTAATACTTCGAGTTTTCATCACCGGGTTTAATAAACGTTTCGGTACCACCAGCTTTAACAGACATCATATCAGACTTTCGCTCAGCGAACATCTTTGCAGCGAGTGCTTGGTTTTCTCTATATCCTGACATAAGTTCCTCTAGCTTTTCGTTCGTATAGTGAACATCCTCAATCTTTGCGGTATCTGGTGGAATCAAAAGCCATTTGTACATATCAACGACATAAATATCAAAAGTTGCATCTTCTTTTTGAAGGCGTTTCGCGTGCGAAGCCGCTTCGTCGCGAGTTGCAAAAGCACCTCTAATCTTGATACCAAACTTATCGTTTTTTTGTGGTGCTTCTGGACCGACAACAGAAAGACACGCGTAAAGTTGACCAGGTACAGTAGTGTAATCTTGTTCGAGAGACATTGTTATATGGTATACATGTTTTAAAGCTTTAAGTCTTTTTTTTTTATTTTTATTATGAACTTTCGATAATTTTTTCTTATAAAAAATATTTTTTTTTCGAGGGTTTTTAAAATCAAGTGTTCCGAACTTGTGAAAAAAAAATTTTTTTTTAAAATTTACGATGATTTTTTACTCCGCGAAAATTTTGACTTGTCACGAGGTATATCTATTTTAAACCAAACGCGAAAAAGTGGTCTCTGAAAAATTGAATCCAAAATTTCTATAAAAAAAAAATTTTACTATAGTTTTTTTGGTCTTAAAAT